TGCCTAACGGCCAGGGCAAGCAGATCATCACACCGCTCAACGTTACCGAGGGCGGTCTTGCAGCTCCTAATGACACACATCGCGAAGATAATGACTACTCAGCTCCGCCCGGAAGACCATCGGAGGACTCGAAATGTGCTTGCAAGTCTTGCAAGACAACCGAAGAACTGAGACTCAAGGGCAAGAGCACCGAGGAAGAAGACAAAGCTATCGAGGACATCCTTGTGGCTTTTTTCGCAAGACAGAAACGCTCGGTTCTTCCGAAGATCAACGCGGGAGATCCTGACTTCTGGAACTCTGAACGCTGGGATAAAGAACTCGCAGAAGATCTTGAACCCGCACTTGAGAAAATCGCGGACAAACATGGAAAAGATGCAGCCGAAACCCTCGGCTCTTTTTATTCCGTTGAAGTGACACGCAACTACATCAAGAAAACAGCCCAGGCAAGAGCCAAGAACATAAACAAGCGCACACTGCAGCACATCGAAAAGGACCTCGAAAAAGAGGAACCTGACACATCTCACGTGTTTGAGACACGTTCAAACGAGAGCGGAAGGATGGCAATAGCCGCAGCAGGCGCGATCGCATCCTGGGCTTTGGTCGAGGCCGCACATCAGGCGGTAAGCGACGGAGCTCCGAGAGTTATCGGGAAGGTCGTTGAGAAGGAATGGGTGACAGGTCCGAACTCAAGACCGAGTCATGCAGCCATGAACGGCGAGCGTGTTCCGATAGATGCGGACTTCTCAAACGGACAGCACTGGCCGGGCGAGGACATAGGCGATCCGGATGAGAGCTGCGGATGTAATTGCACGACAGAAGTCGTTATCACAGGAGGATAAATCAATGTTTTACAAAACGATGTTATTAAAAGCCAACGAGAACGGTGCGCTTGCGGGTTATTTTTCAACCTATGACGATATGCCTGACTCTTACGGCGACATTATCGAAAAGGGTGCATTTACTGAGACCTTGAAGAAGAGAGCAGAGAGCGGCCATCCGTTCCCGCTCTGTTTTAATCATGACTTCTCTGCAGTTATCGGAGCAGTCAAGAAGACCGAGGACACAGACAAAGGTCCTTATATCGAGGCAGAACTCCTTGATACCCAGCTCGCCCAGGATGTCAGAAAGATGCTCAAGAGCGGCGCGATCTATCAGTTTAGCTTTGCTTATGACGTACTTCAGAGCAGAGTTCCGAACGAAGACGAAAAGAAGAAGGGCATCATGAACGTCCTGCAGAAGGTTGAGGTCTTCGAGGTCAGCGTTGTCACAGTACCCGCTAACCAGAACGCAGTCGTCACAGACGTCAAGAGCGGAAGACGCAATCGCAAGAGTGACGAAGAGATCATTAAAAACTGTATCGAATCGCTTAAATCATTACTTGATGACGGCGAAGGAGATAAACCCGCAGAAGATGACGCAGACAAAGAAAAGGCTGCGCCTAAGGTCAACGAGGCATCGGAGGAACCGAAGGCTGGCAGTAATTCGGAGAAAGCGGCCGAACTTCTCGAAAAAATCTATCAAACATTTGCAAAGGAGACAAACTTATGAAACTTAAAGAAATGCTCGCAGCAAAGAAAAAGGAACTCGCAGACCTCGGCCCTATGCTCAAGGATGCAAACGTAACAGACGAGACTCTTGAAAAGGCCAACGCTCTCGTTAAGGAGATCGCTGATCTGGAGGCTCAGATCGCAAAGGCTGAAAAGGCTGCAGAGATCCTCAAGGTTATCGGAACAACTGACAGCTCTAAGAGCTCCGAGCCTGAAAAGATGTCCGAAATGGACGAGTTCGTCAAGAAGTGCGCTAAGATCAAAGACAAGAAGACCGGCGCATCACAGCACTTCAAGGCTTACAACACAACCATCACAGCTCCGCAGATCGCAGACGTAGACAGGAGCATCGCTCCCCAGCCTGATCGCACTGCTGCAGCTTCTCTCTTCACCAACACACAGATCAGTGGCAACGCTGTCACATACTTCCTGCAGGGCGCTTTTGAGACCAACGGCGGAATCTCTCCCACGGCTCAGGGCAACAAGAAGCCTCAGGCTTCCACATCATTCGCAGGCACAACTCTCGCACTCTCCAAGATCGCTGCATACGTCAAGGAGACAGACGAGATCCTCGCTGATGCCGCTTTCCTCGCTTCCGAAGTTCAGAACACTCTGATCTATCAGCTCGGTGTTGTTGAAGATGCTCACATTATCAACGCTATCGGCAGCACAGTCGGAATCGGCGCAGAGACCTATGACGGCACAAACGTCACATTTGCAGACGGTATTCTCTCAGCTATCCTCAAGGTTAAGGCTGACTCTGCTTATGACGCTTCTGTTGTCGTCGTTAACCCTGCAGACCTCAAGACTCTGCTCACAGCTAAGGATCAGAACGGCCAGTATTATGGCGGCGGTTACTTCGTTGGTGCTTACGGCAACGGCGGCGTAGGAATTCCCGCATCCATCTGGGGCGTTCAGATTTTCACATCCTCTGTAGTTTCTCAGGGCTCTGCTCTCATCGCTGCAAAGCAGGCTGTCAAGATCTACAAGAAGGGTGGCCTCGATGTCAAGGTTTACGAGCAGAACGAGGACGATGCACTTTACAACAAGGTTACTCTTCTCGCAGAAGAGAGACTCGCTTGCGCGGTCGTTGACCTCAAGGGTGTTGTTCTTCTTGCATCAAGCGCATCTTGATCTAAATGAGGGGAGCCTTCGGGCTCCCTTCTTAATTCTTTAGAAAGGAGTCATGCACCTATGAAGATCGCAATAGTAAGCGGCCGCAAGGTTTGGGTTTCTGACGATTATGTCGAGCCGAAGCCTGAGAAGACCGTCGAGAAAGTCGAGCCTGTCAAGGAAGAAACCGAGACGAAGGCGAAGAAAGCACCGGCTAATAAGTCGAGGAAGGCAGGAAGCAACAAATGAGCGAGTTCAATCACGCGACATTAAGCCCCTGGGGTTACATTATCGACTCGGAAAAACTCCCTGCATTTATTAGTGTTGACGATTTCAACCTCTTCACTAATGGAAAATTCGCAGGAGATGCCAGGATAGTGTCAACGCTCCCGAGCGCTTCGGAGGCTATCCGCAATTTTTGCGGCTGGCACATCGCTCCGTCGCTCACCTGTGGCATGATCTACAACGTGTTGGACCTTCGTGATGCTTTCGTTGGCCGTGATCTTCTGATCCAGCTCCCTGCGACATACGTCACGGGCGTCCAGAAGATCGTGCTCAATGCTGTGCTCAACCCTTCCACCGGACTCTATGAAGGCGACGAGACCGACGACTATGAGATCGGAATGGGGGACGGACTCCTGAGGATCTACGACGTGGGAAACCTCAACAGAAAGTCGAGGATCTTCATCAAGTACACGGCAGGCTTCACCGATACACCGAGCGCCATTAAGGAGCTCACAGCGGACCGTGTGAGTCATGCAGTCACCAACCCATACGGAGTGAACTCCGAAGCTGCGGGCGGTGTCTCTGTCTCATATAGCGGCGCCTGGGCAGGAAGCGCAAACTCTTCCTCATTACCGAGCGACAGCCGTGAGATCTTGGAGGCGTACAGACTCAAGGGGGTGTTCTAAATGCTTCCTTCATTCTGTAAACAGGAAATAGTAAGGATCAGACCGGGAACGAAAGAGTCGCGAGGCTCGAAGATCCCGGACTGGAGTCCTGACAAGGTGAACGAGCTGACGATCAAAGGGTGCTCTGTTCAACCTGCCACGACAAGCCTGTCTCAGGACGGGCGTGTTCTTGGCATCTCTGACCAGTGGACCGCATACCTTCCCGAAGGTTCTGACGTCAAGGCGGGCGACCGCATCAAGTTCGACGGAGAGATCTATACGATCAACGGCGAACCTAAGAAGTGGACCGCTGCAGCCAGGCTTTCAAATATCCAGCTCAACCTCATCAGGTGGAAAGGCTAAACATGGGACAGACTCGCCTTGTTTTCAATTCAGAAGGCTTCCGTCAGATATTACTGTCTGAGGAATGTCGCGAACTTGTTCAACAGACCACAGACCAGATCAGAGACAAAGCGGTCGCAAACTATGCGGCCGTGAGCCCTGACAATGTCGACGCGAACGAAGGCATCAAGTCAAACGTTCAAGTCGGAGGTTACGGTGGCGGTCGTTGGATCGGGTTCGTATCAACGGCGGATCAGTACGCATCTGCAGCCGAATCGGAGGATACGATACTAACGAGGGCCATAACATGAACATTTTGAAACAGGTCGACATCGAGACCGAGGTCCGTCTGGCATTGGCTGAGTTTTTTGAAGCCTATAACAGACCGCTCCCCGAAGAATACGGACTTCCTAACGTGCTCATTGAGCAGACGGGCGGAAGCTCGAGGGATCAGATCGACACGTTCCAGGTCAGGCTCTCGGTGAGGGCAGAAACCGATGAGGAAGCGAGCGATGTGATGCGGGATGTTCTTGGAGTTCTTCAAGTAAGAGCCGAGGAACAGTTCGGAGCCTTGAGACATGTGTCACTTAACAGTCTGGCAAGCTGGTCGACCGATCCAGTGAGACCGGACTTAAAACTTTGCACGGCGTTGGTTCTTATAACCGCACACCGTCAAGCGGTCACTATTCCAGAATCTTAATGAAAAGGAGAAACAGATATGTCTAACGTATTGATCGGCGCGGGCCGTGCGACAGGAATGTTCTTCACAGCTCCGAAAGGCACATCGCTCCCGACAACTCCCGGTGCTTCTCTCGGAGCAGATTGGGCAGAAGTCGGCGCTATTACAGAAGACGGCATCACTTTCTCTCTTCCTTCCGGCGACGTTCTGAGGAACTGGGCGCTCGTAGCTGAGAGAAAGATC